TATGTAAACAACTTGGCGACCATGAACAGGTGACTCGCAAAATTCAACAAGACGTTGTTGCCATGGTCTGAGCGTTTGTTCTTGGTAGAAGGAAACAGCGGCTTCATGAGCTTTTTGCTGACCAACCAGGTTGTAATACGTCTCAGATGTGTTGGCACACTTTGCGATAGCTTCAAAGTGATTCTTGTAAATATCAGTCCAGTTCTCTTGGTTCTCGATTGAAGCCTTAAGCTCGCTGAGGTCGTTGCGCTCCCCTTGACGAGGGGAAGCAATTTCACGAGCGTCACCGTGTGTGAAAGGATTGGGCATAGGCCATTCTTCGGTGTAAGGATTGATGGGATTGCCAACAGGCAAGACCATTTCGTCAGCTCTGGTATCATCTTTGGAACAATAGGCAATGTTGTCATCGCTGCTGCCACGAAGGGGGTGCACGATGTGGAAAGACTTGCCGTTGAAGGTAAAGAAAGCGCGCCACTTGTCAAGCTTCACTTTATGATCAGACTGAACGTACACTTGAAAGTGCAACTTATTTGTTTGACCGCCACGCTCAGCTTGACCGATATAATAAGAAACTTTTGATCGAGTTGTTAAACGACGATCATGCATAGAAGTAATCCAATCATACAGTTCGAATTTATCAGATTCGTCATCATTACACTGTATGACTACCTATTAATACAGAGAGTCGGGCAGGTTGAACGTTAGTTCCCTGACTGTAAAATCTTCGGCGACGAGTTTGTCGAGCCACGCAGGGTCTTGAGCGGCCTCGGGTAAATTGGCTTGGACAACCGAATGTTTGGGGCCAACAGGTGTAGGAACAACACGACGATGCGACTGCGCCTTGCGCGGAGCCGGAGGCGGTGAGTACCCACTCAGTTGGAGAAATCGTTTAACAATTTCTTCGTCCTTGGGCGACCCCGGTTCGAAGCTGTCTTCTCGTATCGTTTTACACGACGGAATGCTGCGCTCGAACCTCTTATCGCACGACGTGCAAAGAGGACGAAGAGGCGAGCCGAATGGATCGGGCAAGGACTCGACGATGTAACCATCTTTCCAAATACGGTAATTGTGTTTGCACACATGAGTATTGGTATCAGGCGAAACATGTTTGATTTGAAGGTTCACCTGAATATGTTCAGCGGACATCTGTCCGTTGGGAATTTGAAAATTGTCAATTTTCGCGCCCAAATTCAAAAACGTGATATGGCCCGGCGGAGCCGGCGCAACAGGATCGACGCCGCCGCGGAGCGATTATGACGAGATAGAAGCTGAAACTCGAGTATGATGTGTGAAATGGTGTCCTTCGTGCACTCACCGAGTTTTAGCCTGAGGGGATGCGTATTGGCGAACTTCGCCTTGGAGCGTCTCGCGGAGCGTGTATATGCGTCGTGTTGTGCACGTTCCCCCAAACGACAGAACCTTAAATATAATGAGGAAATTCCTCATGCGTAAATATACGATGATATTTAGGTACGCAGTGATATTTTAGGTGGGTTTGTGGGTCTAACGTTTAGGGTACATCGTAATAAAAATTTTTTTAAACTATAGAAGCGGGATGATTGACCAATCAGAACGCTTCGTCGCAGAAGTCCGGCTAACTATTACCCGGACTTCTAAGTTAAAAAAAACGCCACTTTAGTGTGCGTTGCAACTTAGAAGAGTGGGGCGGGTGCCGGGGCCAGGGCGGCATAATAAACTGCGCATAATTTGTTGAAAATCAACAAATATATATGCTCAGTTACAGTCAATATATTGATCGACTCCGCAATGAAGGAGCGATCATAGTAAAACAAGACCAGTATCACGAAGTGTTAACGATAAATGGAGCAATCGTTATTAACTGGTTTCCTACCGGGTACCCCGACAAAATGCCACAATTAAGGAAAGGAAGGCACTGGAGAGAGTTTGGCGAAGACCTGGTAGCAACAGTAATGCTACCAGGCGCCTGGTACAGGCGCATACGACAGGTATGGCGAGACTATGGCAATGAAAGTGCTTTTGTAAAGCACATCGGCTTCAGCCGAGGCGGCGGCATCGCCGCTTTTTTTGGCGGTACGGCATACGGAGCGTTTTTGGTGCCAGGTTTACCTGTGCACAAAGACGCAAAGTTTATGCCAGTGTATGATTGGTTTCACGGGTACGCATTACCCGTTGTTAACAAGCCACTCGCAAGGATTATTGGCGCCAGAAATAGGCGCGCCAATCCAGCGCTGGCAAAGTTTGGCCCAAGGCGATGATGCCTCAGCAAGCGACTGCCAAACTCAACATAACTATTAAGAGTATATGTTGTGCCAAGGTAAAAGGCGTTGACGATTTTTTGGAGAAGGATGTAAAGCCTGAAACAAAGAAAGAGGAAACGACACAACGAAGTGCACGTGATAGCGATAGTTCCGATTGAAAATCATCATTATACCTAGCGCATGGTTGGCTTCAAAAGAGATCGACCTTCGCACGATTCTTTCTTTGGAGCTCGCTACACTGAAGGCAGTAAATTTCTGAAAAAGGAACCAGTCATGAACAAGCAGTCATGGGCACAGCAAGCCTTTGCTGGCCCATTTAGCCCTGCTATGTACGGTGCTATGAAGCGCGGATCCAAACCCCGTGCTTCTTACGTACCATACGAAAAGTATGGACGTCGCCGAACGTACGCGAAGCGTACTGCTAGGTATCCTCGTAAGCGTGCTTACGCTTCCCGTCCAAAATTTGGCGGGAAGAAGGGATCTAGGTTTTACTACTCTAAGTACAAGCCCAGGTCGTATTATGTTCAAGGTTCCCGCGCTAACATTAAGCGAATGGGCAAGACTTGGCGCTCTGCTACCAATACGCAGCGCACCAACCGTAAGCGTCTTGGTTATTACGGACGCGGCAAATACGGTATGCAAACTATGCGTAAAGCATACAACTTTGTTAACACCCCTGCGTTCAAAAGCGGATTTCGTCAAGGTTTTGCCGGCGTTGCCGACGCCGCAGCAGCGGGGGCAGCAATGGCCACGGCTGCAGGCCAACCTGAATTTGCTGTCCCCCTCGGAACTGCCGCAGGTGTTTTAGGTGTCGCTTCCAATTACATTGGAAGGGGATCCTACAAGAAGAATGGTCTCATAACCGGTGGCGCAGACACCATGCCCCGCATGCAACATATTAATGATGAGACTGGCTCGCTTATGGTGAGCCACCGAGAACGTCTCATGGACGTTTTCGCTCCTGCCGATTCTGGCTTTCACCAGGACGTCTTTACCGTGTCTCCTGGCATCGAGAAGACGTTTCCCTGGCTTTCCCAGATTGCTGCCAACTACGAGGAATACGAGTTGATGCAGTGTGTTTTTGAGTACGACGGGCACTCCCTCGTCGGTATTAACGATACCCTTGAGGTACAGGGTTCGTTGATCATGGCCACCCAGATGAACGTTAAGGACAAGCCGTTCCGTGACCGCCACGAGATGGAAAGGTTCCCGCATGCGTCGAAGTGTGCGCAGCACGGATCTATGGCTCACGGTGTTGAGTGTGATCCTCGCAAGATTCAGGGCGATGGTCACAGGTACATCCGTATGGGTGGTCTTTCTAAAGACGAAGACGCTCGCGACTTCGACCATGCCAAGTTCACTATTGGCCAATACAACACCCCTACCGAGCTCACTGGCAAGGAGATCGGTCAGCTTTTCGTTTATTACACGGTGAAGCTGATGAAGCCGAAGATTTCATCTGGCCGAGGTGACGCAATTAGCACCTTCAGGGCTTTTTGCGAGAACCCGGATGTCAATCGTGCGTTTGGCAGGCTCGGCAACGATCCTGCACAGACAATTACGAATGGCATGCAAGTTGCGGCACGCAATTCGTTGCCTCTCACCCCTGCTTACGCTACAAATGATCTTACACTGACGTTTGATCCGTACGTCAGTGGAACTTTCCGTGTGACTGTGACTATCAGTCATGACGGCACTATTTCACCTCTTACTGTTGTTCCAGACGGATCTGCAACTTTGGTGAAGTCACAGCTTCCAACTCTTGGAGCTGCTGACACTGTGCTTTATCGAAGCTCTGGTAACGAAGCAATTCTTATTGCTGATGTACAGGTCCGACCCCGTGACCTTGCAACTGCGTCGCTTGCCAGCATCAAGATTGACGGTCTTGATGTCGAAGATCTGACGAAGTCATCTATTGAGGTCACCGAGATTAACATCCTTGAAGAGACGTCCACGACCGATCAACCTGAGCTTAAGCTTATTGCGTAAACGCATAAATCAGCGCACATGAGTGATGCACGAGAAATCGTGCAACCGCGATGGAAACGCCGTGCTACAGAGATTGCCGAGGCTATCGGAGGCAATAGCACTGGCGTTTCATCAGTATCATTAGATCCTAATACAATAACACTGTTATCTCAAGCTATTGCAAATGAAATAGACTTGAAAGTTCTTGACATTAATATTAAAGCATACGACGACGGTCTCGTCTCAAGCGCTGGTTTACCTATTAGAACTGGAACTGGACCAGTTACTGGCGGCTTTTTACCGCTCAGAGTTGTCACAGATATTGGCGATAAAGTTGACATTAACGTTAGGGAATTTAACGATGTGTCTGTAGACAGCAGAGGTCTTCCTGTGCAAGCAGGAAGAACTACAAGCACTAACGCCTTGGTACCTCTTGTTGTAAACTGCCCAACAGTAAATAACTTTCCAAGTGGCGGTAGCGGTGGCACTACAACGTTCCCATCTACTATGGACGTCAATATTGTTAAATTTGGCGGTGGTCCTAACATAAGTGCATCGGCACATTTGCCCATTACAGGATCTGTAAACTGTAGCCAGAATACTGGCTCATTAAGGCCTTGGATTGTATCAACTGGAGTTCAAGGTAGCAATACACTTGGACAATGGGGCAATACGACACTTTCTGTTACAGAAACAAACCCTGTTTCTGGCAGTGCTCTAACCGGCACTGTCGATGTGAACATAAAGGAATATGATGGCACTGCCGTGAACACTACAGGATTACCATTTAAACAAGGATGGGCACCAGGCACAAATTCTCGTGAAATTATCAGGGTAGCAGAGCAGAATATAGTTTCTGTAGATTTGGCCAGCGGTTTGGGCAGCACCGGTCTAACAGCCATACCAGTTACAGTATCTGGAACAGTTGCAACAACTGAAACATCACCAGTGACAACTGTCTCAGTGCAACCAGCATTGGACACAAACAATGTTGCTATACCATTAGCAGTTACAGAAACAAACCCTGTTTCTGGCGGTGGTGGCGGAGGCACATCATTAACTCAGCAACAAGTTGAAACAGCTATGGGCAACGCTCTAGCTAACGCTACAGGCATATCTGTAACGGAAACTGCACCGACAACTGGAGTGCAGGACGTCAAGATTGTTGGCGATCAGACAACAGGCATCATCATGTCGAAGACTGCGCCCATACGCGTTTCAGGAGTAACCCAAAATTCAACTGCACCCTACATATGCGACCAAAAGGGTGCAGTTGGCGGTTTACCTGTTAATAACGGCGGTTTAACACAATTTAATTATCTTGTCAGTAATGGCGACCCTTACAACACAGGTTGGATTATTCGTGTAAACGGTGTCGACATATACAATCAAGATATTACATATGGATTGTCAGGACCAGGCACAACTCAAAACAATCTTATACATCTTGCACCAAGCAGTCAAACGCAATCAATCATTGACAAGTATCACGGTCGCAAGGTGACACTGTCAAGTGTTGCGAACGTATGGATTGTTGAACCATCACAAACAATACCAGTTTCACAAACTGGCGTGTTGGATATTAATGTCGCTTCGCAAACAGCTAATCTCAGGGTTAGCGAATATCCTACTACAGTGCAAAATAGAGCACAGTTTGGAACCGTCACACATACAAATGGTGCTGGTCTCGGCATGCACACAGTCACAAGGTCGGATGGTTCTGTTGTAACAAATCAGAATGTAATTTACAACAACAGTTGGTATAATAACGTAATACTTGGCTCTGCTGTATTTTCTGCTTCTGTTACTGGCACTAATGGCCATTGGATCGTCGCTCAAAGGGATGCATTGTAATCATTTTTACGTGCACAATGACGCAACAACAACAACAAGACATGACAAACGCGAGTTACGAGCGTATTGCAGAGCTTTGCGGCGCTCGCTTCCACGAGCTGTACGACGATCTTGTACAAGACCTTGTCAAGTATATGGAAGACGAAGTTAACAAAATTGTAGATGAGAACGAACGCGAGAGCGTGAGGAAGCTGATGCACGAGGAGCTTAGCGAACTTACCGATTGAAATAAACAACACAATATTGTGCACAATGCCGCAGCCACAATGGTATCCCAATAATCTTAAAGGATATAGAATCAGATCAGGCCACGAGCGAAAGCAACGTGTGCCCACAAGACTCAGAGATCTCGACGACTGGATGGATACAGGAGCGTTGGAATATCGGTCGTATGGTCGACGTTACATCCAACCTCAACCTATCAACGAGAAATGGTATCGTGACTGGAAAAGATACGAAAGCGACGGGAACAGCCGGCAGCTGTTCCAAACGAGGCGTGCTAAACGCCCTCCTAGCTTATTACAAAGACACGGAGGATACAAACAATATCATAAAACTATTAAAAACTTACAACGTTACGAAAAGGATCTATTTTACGCTGAAGACATTGCTATGTTAGCTCGGCAGCGCTGGCCTCAAGATCATTACAACTAGCGCTATGAAGCGATCTGAATCATACTGGAATTCAGACGATGAAGATGATGGACCACGCACGTACATCAACGTGCGTCCAGCACGAGCAATGCACATAGACTATGTGCAAAGTAGACAAGCTATGACTGAACTCGATGCAGAAATACAAAATATTTTGCAACGTGTTGAGAAAGCAGACAAAAAAATACAATCGTATTCACTGTTTGTGTCGCGTTGGCCTGACGAAGTTTCAAAGTGGTGGCATGACGACATTCAACTTTTGAAATATAACAAAAAACATGACCTTAGAAAAGTGAACCAATTGCGAAGGCAGTGGAGTTTCTATGCCAACAATTATCATCGTTATGATGACGTCGGCGCGCAAAGTGCCCATGCACAGCATGCATATCTGACACATTTAGACAATATGGAATGATCATTTTCACAAGCGCAGTATGGTGCTACCACGAGCCTATCCAAGCTACCTACGTGGTTTTAATTCATACTATCAACGACGCAACGTCGTTCTAACACTCGTCAATCATGATTTAGATGAAATCGATATACCATATGTCCAACTAACCGATCTTATGTATGATCATGATTACGATACAATATATCAAACCAGGAAAATTATACGTAAGTCATTACGTATACACGAGAGGATGTTACAACGAGCTCGAGAGGGTGTCATAGTACTTGGTATTGGTGAAGAATTTTATTCTGAACGTGAACTAGAAGCTATTGCATATGGTATTAAAAAACACAAAGTGTTTTTACAACATCCTGCCTTCTTTATGGATTAAGTGTGTTCTCTGAAAGAGAACCAAGAGCAGGGCGAATTAGCTGCGGCATAGTCAAGTTAATACCAGTTAAGTGAATAACAGTCCACCTATCAGCCTTGAGCTTCTGCATGTCAGGTGGATTATTAGATAGAATAATCACGTGTTTTGGCGTGAACCTGTACTGGCACGAATTATATTTCGTGACAAGCATGCGACCATCTTTGCAGTGCTCTGCAACAGTATATACAACATCCATACCGTATTCAGCGTTTGAGCAAGAGACGTCAAACACGATAGTGTTGCAACCCGGCTCGCGTACGTGCTTTGACAGAATATAAAGAAGGTCTGCTTTTTTAGCAGGCTGCAACACCACTGCCTTGCACATTGTCTGCAAGTAACCAGCCATGAAAGATTTTCCGACGCCACCAGTTTGCTCCCATATGTAAACAACTTGGCGACCATGAACAGGTGACTCGCAAAATTCAACAAGACGTTGTTGC